GCTGCACCCATGACCGAGCAGTATCACTCGAAGGAAGGCACCACACTGACTCGCCAAACTGGCAAGCTGGAATGGACGTTTATCAAGCGTACCTTTGACAAGCGCTACCAGGCGATTGCCGACGAAGGCCAGAACGGGTTCACCGCCGAAAAGGCTGCCACTTTCCTGACCAGCGTGTATACGCCGACTATTACATCCGGCACTTGAGGCAACATCGGGAATAACGTATAATATGGGCATCTGAAGGGGATGACGGTCATGAAGAAAATCAATTCCATTGACTATGGACACAAGATTGCCTTCGCCATCATCCTTTTCCTTATGATTTTGCCCGCGCTGTTATACCTACTATCGATGCTCATCAGAGCTGAGTGGCTGAGCCTACTGATAAAAACCACCATGGCAATCGGCTCAACAATCCTGCTGTTCTTCATTCTTCTGCTCACTATCGAGTTGCATCAGGACAAAAAGATCAACCACTATTTTGAAAAACACCGAAACCGAAAGCTGAAGATTACGAACACGGCTTATGAGTGCCAGGCATGCGGGAACAGGAAACTAAGAGCGGGCGATACAAGTTGCCCGGTATGCGGAAGTCGCTTTGAAGAATAGTCGAATAACTGTCTGGCCGTCAGCAAGCGTTGGCGGCCTTTCTTGTTCCCATGAAGGAGGAGAAAGATGATCACCTGTACCTTGGGTGAAAAGCGATACTCTGTGGATTTCATCTCCGGTCGCGCACTACGCGAAATGGGTCCGGCCTGGGACATGTACGCAAAACTCTCGGCGGTTGCGGCAGATGCGGTGGCAGGGAAGAACGCAAAGGCCCAGGACAGCGACGATGCTCCGTCCGTCACGGCAGCGCTCGATGTTTTGGTCAAGTGGTTCTGCCTGGTGTTCGGCAACCAGTTCAACCCGGATGATGTGTACGACCATTATCCCGTTGACCGATTGACGCACGACATCGTGCTGACGCTCCTGGCGGTACAGACCCAGACAACTGACGTTTTGAACGAGTTCCCTACACCGGCAGCGCAGGGGGAGACGGCGTCCTGACGCTGCCGGACTACATCTACGCCACTTACAATGAACTCCTAGGCGCGGGCTGGCGCATGACCGACATTGACGGTATGGATATGCTGGGCTTTTTCCGAGTGCGGGCGTGGGAGGCAAACAGAGCAAAAGTAACTAAAGCGCCCAAACGTCGATATATCGACGAAGTGTGGCCCAGCCACGATCAATAGTCCGTTCTGCGTTGACGCAATACTGAAGGATGCGCTGCGACCCGTGCGTTCTTCTGGCTGCCGGAGAATAATGTGAACCTACACTTCTGGCACGATCACTAACCTCCGACATCTTTACCCGGAAAGAGCTTGTGCGCGCCACCGTGGGGAACGTCGTCCACATGGTTTTATTGAGAAGTTCATTGTTCATGGACCTCCTGAAAAAAAGTGCAACAAGGGCTTGAAGTATGCCATACTTCATCTATAATGGAGGCATCAGCGCTGATGCACCAATTTGAAGGAGTTGTGATCATGGAAAACTTCATACTTCATCCTATTGGCAAGATCAGCACCGACAACGGTGACTTCAAGCTTATACTGGATGAACGGTACATCCCCGCACTCAAGGGCCTAGAAGGCTTTGGTCATGTGCAGGTTCTATGGTGGTTCGATGGCTGCGATACCCCGGAAGCACGTGATACGCTGATGGAAGCGAAGCCTTACAAGAACGGGCCAGCTACTCTCGGCACATTCGCTACCCGCAGTCCGGAACGCCCCAATCCCATCGCGCTGTCTTGCGCCTACGTCACCTATATCGACCATGAGAACGGCGTCATCGGCCTTGGCTATATTGATGCCAACGACGGCAGCCCTGTTCTGGACATTAAGCCATACACGCCCAGCCTTGACCGAGTGGAGCATCCGATTGTGCCACAGTGGTGTGCACACTGGCCACGAAACTGTGAATCCTCCGGAGACTTTGACTGGGGAAAGGAATTCAACTTCTAAGATCTGATCAAGCGACCATCATTTGGAGCAATCGAAAGATTGCTCTTTTTTTCTGGCGCTGTCAAAATTTACGCCGCCCATTGCCCCGGCGATTCCAAGTTCACAGTAAGGAGGATTTGCATGAGCGAGACGCTTCGGGATCTGGTGGTTTCGCTGTCGCTGAGCACGGACAACTTCACGCGAAACATCAAGACCGTCAACAAACAGATCGCCGAAGCGGAGAGCAGGTTCAAGCTCGCGTCCGCCGGAGTCGAGGGCTTCGAAAAATCGGCCAGCGTGCTGGGCTCGCAAATCGGCTCGCTGCGGCAGAAACTCGTAAGCCAGCGTCAGGCGGTTGAACAGTACCAGCGCGCGCTGGCGGCAGCGGATGCAAAACTGCAATCCTCTGTGGCCAACCACGGCAAGTTCAGCACTTCTCTGGAATCTGCCCGGACGAAGCAGGCCGCTCTGAAGAGCGAAGTGGAGAAAGCCTCCCGGCAGGTAGACCAGTACCGCACTACGCTCGGCGCGTCGGATTCCGCGACGATCGCCGCGGAGTCCGATCTTGAATCGCTGACCGCGGAATACACCGGGGCTTCTGAAGAAGTCACGAAACTGGAAGGCCAGGTTGTCGCGACCGGCAAGGCCATGCAGAAGGCCGCGGACGACTACACCCAAGCTCAGACAAATCTGAATAATGCCACCGCCGCCGTCCGGGAAACAAATGCCGAAATCGGCAAGCTTTCAAAGCAGCTCACCGCCGCCAAGTCCGCACTCCGCGCCGCCGGAGACAGCCTGACCGCGTTTGGCAAGCGCGCCACCGCTGCCGGGAAGGCGCTCACGCCGATAGGTCGGGATCTTACTCGCTATGTCACGACGCCCATCGCCGGGCTGGGCGCATTCGCCGTCAAGTCCGCCATCGACTTCGAGGACGCGTTCGCCGGAGTCCGAAAGACTGTCTCCATGACGAAGGACGAGTATGCTGCGCTGGACGCTTCAATGAAGCGGATGACGCTGGTGAAACCCGCCGATTACGAGACGATTGCCGCGGTTGCGGAGGCTGCCGGTCAGTTGGGCGTTGCCAATCATGCCATCAAGGGGTTCACCTCCGTCATGACGGACCTCGGCGCGGTATCGACCGACCTCTCCGCTGAGGACGCCGCCACCAACCTGGCCAAGCTCGCCAACATCATGGGTGTGACCGGAGCCAAGCAGACCAACGAGTACTTTGAGCGCCTGGGCAGTACGGTCTTGGAAGTTGGCGTCAATTCCGCCGCTACCGAAGCCAGCGTGGTAGAGATGGCCATGCGCCTTGCCGCTGCGGGCAAGCAGGTGGGCTTGACCGAACCCCAGATCATCGGGTTTGCGACGGCGCTGTCGTCGGTGGGCATCGAGGCCCAGATGGGCGGCACCGCGTTCTCGAAGGCTCTCATCAAAATGGAGCTGGCCGTGGAGAGCGGCGGAAAGTCGCTCAAGGATTTCGCGAAAGTATCCGGGCTGACCGCGGACGAATTCACGCGGCTGTTCAAGTCCGACCCTGCGGCGGCGTTTCAGGCGTTCATTGAGGGCCTCGCAAAGCTGGACGACGAGGGCATCAGTGCCATCTCCACACTGCAGGACATCGGGTTCAAGGAAGTGCGGCTGCGGGATACGACGCTGCGCATGGTCAATGCGACAGAGCTTCTGAACTCCACGCAGTCCATCGCCAACAAGGCCTGGAAAGACAACAGCGCCATCACCACTCGCGTAGCAGAGCGGTACAACACCACAGCCAATCGACTGAAGATGCTGAACAACCGCGCGCAGCTGACTGCCGCGACGTTCGGGGAAGTGATGCTTCCCACCATGGAGGACATGATCGCCGGGGCAAGCGATTTCCTGGACGGATTTGCGGCAATGGACGAGGGCCAGCGCAAAGCGCTCATCTCGACCGCAGTCTGGATCGCGGCCATCGGTCCCGCCATCCTGCTGGTAGGGAAGCTCAACACCGGCATCGGCGCCGTATCGACTGCGCTCGGGAAGCTTCTGCTCTCCTCCGTTGAAGCCGGGGGCGGCGCGAAGGGATTACTCTCCGCGCTCAAGGGCCTGCTGGGTCCCGCGGGTATTGCAGCCGTCGCCGCCGCCGCATTGTACGGCGCGTATCAGTGGTACGACTACGCCTCGGGGGCCGCGGCGGCAAGAGAAGCAACCAAGGGCATGATTGAAACTGCGAAAGACTGGCAGCAGAGCCAGGCCAAGACGATCTATGACACCGGGAACGATCCGTTCACGCGGTTCGGCATTGACGAATCGGCGTTTTCGAGTGGCGTTGACGCCGCGAAGGACTGGCTGGGCACCATCCGCAAAGTCTGGTCGGACGGCACGAAAGACTCGAAAACGGCCGTGAACGAGTACATTGACCAGTTCACTGCCGGGTCGGACGAGGTGCGGGACGCGATCAAAGCGCGGCAGGCCACCCAGGAAAAGTACGGGGTCAAAGGCGACAAGACCGCAACCGATGACCTCAAAAAGCTGAAGGCGTATGACAAGGAAGTCGCCGCGCTCCTCAAGAAACACCGGAACAAGACCTTGACGGAGGACGACCAGCAGCGCCTGGAACAGATCGTGCAGGAGCGCGTGGAGATCAAGCTGCGTTACATCACCGGCGAGGGCGGCGGCTACGACAGCATTATCCGCGCCGTGGAAGCGGAGAAGGCGCGGCTTGCCGCCGAAGACCAAACCCCTGGCTCCGACTTGTACGGCGACGCGCTGTCCGCAGCCGCCACCGGGTACAAAGCCCAGGTCGACTCCATCAACCAGTCCTACACCGACCAGTATGCCGACATTCAGGCGATCACGGATGAAAAGGAGCGCCAGGACGCGCTGGACCAGCTGAACCTGGAGCATGTCGAGCAGCTGAAGGCCGCGCACGAAGCGTACAACAAGGTGCTGGGGCAGTACGCCGCCGAAGCGTTCAAAGCCCCGGAAGTCCAGCAGGCGCAGGCGGATATGGAAAAGCTGCGGCAGCTCATCTCCACTTTCCAGAGCGACGGCGTCGTGACCGGGGATGAGCTGACCCAACTGAAGACGTTCACGGATTCCCTGGACGAGGGGAAGCTCGCCAGCTACCTCGCGCTCTTGAAACAGATCGACGAGGGCGGGTTAGGCGACCTCAATCTGGGCACCGAAAGCGCGCCGATCAAGGCCAGCGACCTGCTTGGCGGGTACGATACCGTCGCGGCATTCCTTCAAGCTAACAGCGGGAAGTTTGAAGGTCTCGCCGGCATGTTCGGAGCGACGGACGCGGAAGCGAATCGCGCACTGCTGGACATCGGGATCACTCCGGAAGGCCAAGTCGTGAAAGACTGGGTGGACGCCCATGAGAACTTCACCCTCACAGGGACCGCCAGCCTTGACTTCACAGGGCTGGACCAGGCGTCGCTGGACGCGTTCTACACCGCGAACCCTGACAAGAAGCCCAGCGTCGTCATGGATGTGGGGCTCAAGACCGGATGGGCGGAGGCACTGCAGACCGCGTATCAAAACGGCACACTGCAAGTGTTTGGCGCGGACGGCGCGCAGCTGGCCGTGACCCCCGAAGTGCTGAAGCGGATCGGCCCCACGGACATCTTCCTCGACGGGATGACCGATGAAAACGGGAACGCCGTGCTGGGTGTGGTCATCACGCAGAAGCTAGGCACCAAGGAAGCCGTGGATGCGGCGGACACCCAGTTAAGGCAAGTACCGGACAACATCCTCCCGGATTGGCTGAAGAGCAGCACATCGGATAAGGTGACTTCCATTCAGAGCTTGGTACAGGGCGTGGAATATCTGACCGCAGCGGGTGAAGAATTGGGGGCCCAGCAAGGAAAGTCCGTCGTACTGGACCAATTGATGAGCCTCAACTCCGATGACCTCACGAAGATATCAGATTCCATTGCGGCCGCCATGGCAGCGCTTGCGAGTGGTACGCTGGACGCGGACACGTCGGCACAGGTGCAAGAGCAACTGAATTCCCTGCTCACCGTCGTGCGGACCGCGGACGAGTACCTGGGCGTAGGCAACGACATCTCCGCTGGTATTGCGGGCGGCATGACCACTTACGGCTGGACCGGGGATGCGGCGACTGTCGCTTCCTCCATAGAAACTGCACTGCGCGCCGCGGCACAAACTCACTCCCCTTCCACCATGACGCGCCCGATTGGCGTCGACCTGTCGGCTGGCATTGCGGCCGGCATGACGGCCTACGGGTTCGGCTCTGCAGCCGGGGTAACGGCGGCGAACGCTATCTCTGCGCTGAAAACAGCGCTCTCTTCCAGCACCACAAAGCCCATCGGCCTGTCTGCCATGACTGGTCTCGCCCTCGGCATCCTAAGCGGCCGGCAGCTCGTCGTGAACGCCATGCGGATTGTGGCGGAGGCTGCCGTCCGCGCGGCGAAGGATAAGCTGAAGATCCAGTCCCCGTCCAAGGTGTTCCGGGACGAAGTCGGCCGGATGATGGTTCGGGGCATTGGCGAGGGCACGATCCTTGAGAGCAAAGCGCAGGCGAAGATCATCCAAAACGCCGCACGATACCTGACCGGCGCGGCGCAGGCGGGCGTTGGCGGCAGTAACAGCTATGACAACCGCCGCACCTATCATCAGGACCAGAGCGTGACCGTTCAGGTGGACAAGCTCTATGTCCGGGACGAAAATGACGTGCGCAGTCTCGCCATTGAGCTGGCGCAGTTCAATAAAACTCAGTACGCGGGCATGGGGGTGAGATGATGGCCGACTGGTTCGCCTGGAACGGCGTGAAGTGTACCGACTACGGAATCCATGTGCTGACCCATCCGGCCATCTCCCGGCCCAAGGAGCGGGTGGCTACGCAGACGGTGCCGGGGCGGAGTGGTACGTTGACCATCCTGGAAGGCGATTGCGTGTACGACGAGTTCATCGCATCCTGCGAGTGCATCGCGCCCAACCCAGCGTCCATCCCCGCGTTCTCCGCGTGGCTGCACGGCCCCGGCGTCGTAATGTTCGGGAACCACCCCACTGGATATTATCACGCTCGAGTCAGCAATCAGATCGACTTCGAGACGGTGGTGCGCGGACGGCCACACCGGAAGTTCACCGTCAACTTCCGCTGCCAGCCGTTCTTCTACCTTTTAAGTTGTCCCGATATCGTACTGACCGCGCCCGATCAGATCGTGAACCGGGGCACCGTGTTTGCGGAGCCCATCATCACGGTGGAAGGCACCGGCGATATCGACCTGACCGTGGGGGATGTGATACTGGGCATCTCCGGCCTCGCGTCCTCGATCACCATTGACGTGCCGCAGCGGCTAGCGTACCACGACGGGATCAACCTGACCGGCTCGCTGACCGGGGATGACTGGCCGACGCTGTCGGTAGGCACGACCGCTATCACCTGGACGGGAAACGTCACCCACCTTACGATCACCCCCAACTGGAGGATGCTCTGATGGGCGAAGTAAGCCCCTTGACCAACAGGCCAAGAGGCTTTTGCATTGCATTTCCTTTTCTATTTGTTTTGCTCGGTGATTAGCACGATACCCTCCCCGTCTTTGGCATGAAGCTTAGATTCCATTATCTTGAGCTTCTGCAAATCCTGCGGAGAAATCATGCCCTTTGACGAATTGCCAGGCGGATCCATGTTCCAACCTCCTTGCTATAGTTGACCTTATTTAGCCCTGAAGGGGGGATATTATGCATGGGCGAAGTGTACATTTACTCCCCTGACGCTGAAGACTTCGATACCATGGGCCTCTGCGGTGCGCTATGTCCGACCTCCTGCGTGCACACGGAAGCGAAAAACGACCTCTCGGAGATCAAGCTGGAACACCCCATCGACGACATTGGGCGCTGGAAGTTCCTCCAGAACGACTACATCCTGAAGTGCGATGTACCGGTGCGCACCGTGCCGCCCATCACCCCGGAAGGAACCCTGGTCACCGCCCATGAGGTGTGGGCCATCCGCACCGGCACCACGAAGGCCCAGCGGAACCTCTACTATCGCGCCACTGGCAACAAGGTTCGGAAGAAGAACCTGCCGGTGGGGATGAACCTCCCCATCATCTTCAAGGGCGAGGACCGATACAAGGCGGTCTTCACCGGGCGCAAGAAGTACCGCTACAAGGGCCATTGGCGGTGGAAGGACTACACCTACTACGGCTGGATCGCGAAATCCGCCATCCAGTACACGCTGATCGAATACTGGCCAAACGATCCCGCTGCCATCGAGACCGTCGCGCCCGCCTGGATCGTGGCCGACCAACTCTTTCGCATCTACAAGGTGGAACTCCGGGACGACGGCGTAACCGCCTATGCCCGGCACATCTTCTACGATCTTCTGAACAACCTCACGTCGTACCCATCCGGAAATACGGACTGTGTATCAGCGATGGACGGCATCCTGGGGAACTGTCTGGCGCCCACGTCATTCTCCGGATTCACCGACATTGCCGGCGAGCGGGTCATTGACGGCTGGACGCGGGTCAATCCCATCAGCGCGCTGCTCGATCCGGAGACTGGCGCGGCAGCGCTGTGGGGTGCGGAACTCGTCCGCGACAACTACGACTTCTTCCTGCTCCGGGACGCGGGGCTGAACCGCGGCGTGCGCATCGAGTACGCCAAGAACCTGCTGGGCGTATCCTGCGAGGTGGACGCGTCGGACATCGTCACGCGGATCGTCCCGGTCGGAAAGGACAAGAGCGGAAATGACCTGCTGCTGGCGCCGGGCAGCTACAACGTGGACGGCACAGTGTACACAGTTGGCGAGGGAGAAATCTGGCTCGACAGCCCGCGCGCTTCGCTGTACCCCACGCCCCACGTACAGGCGCTCACCTGTTCCGGCGAGTGCAAGGAGACCAACACCGTCACGAAAGCCATGGTCCGTGTCCGGATGATTCGGGAAGCGCTCGCGGCACTGGCGAACGACGCGGATCTGCCCAAGGTATCGCTGAAAGTCGAGTTCCTCTCCCTGGGCGATACGGAGGAGTACGCCCAGTACCGGAGCCTGGAGGATGTGTTCCTCTATGACCGGGTCCGGGTGAAGCACCCGGGCATTCAGCTTGATGTACTCACCGAAGTCAATCGTGTCGAGTTCGACTGCCTGAACGAGCAGTTCCGGTCCATTGAACTGGGCTCCGTCCGCCAGGATATGCGAAAGACCGCCGTCGCCTCCTGGCAGCTACCCTCCGCCATTTCCGGCAAAAAGATCGCCATGAAGAGCATCTCAGCGGCGCATCTGGAACCGGAATCGGTGGA